TTTGGCAAGTGTATGTTAAGACCATATTACTCTTTAAGATGGAATGAAGATAATTTTGCAGAATTAATCGCTTCGCATGAAAGTTGCGCTCCTAAGTATACTGAATATACTCTTGGTAACAAACAGATTCCCAGGACATTTAGGTTTGGAGACGAACTTCGAAATGTAGATATGAATATTGTAGAGAAGTTTAAGATGTTAACAGATTTTAATCCTGCAGAATTTAAAGATACTGACGACAATGGTACAATGTGGCAGAATAACTCGTGTCTAAAGAGGATTGTCAAAGGTACTCTTGTAATTCCCAGAAAAGGTATCGATGGATCAACACTTGAAGACCATCCATACTCATCTGACGATAGATCTGGATTTATTAAGAAGGCTAATTGGCATGATGGAAGAAGACAATATCCTAAGCCAAAAGTCATCATAAGTGATATTGGAAGTGCAGTTCATCTTAGAGACAACTTGGAAAGTTTCGAGAAGGAAATGGGAATGAAAGTGTACTTCGTTCTTGACGAAAATGTGGCATGTTTTGACGCAAAAGTTTCTCCAGATAAGAACAGAATGATGAAAGCTTTAGTTGATTTTTATTCCAATCCTCCAAAGGCTATGACTATAATGTCTGCTAGTTTGACTTCAAAAGGAGTAAAGGAGAACCACTATTTCAAAGACTTTACTCTTATCGAGTCTCCTCCTGTTAAAGGTACTAATAGTTTTGCCCAACTTATGGTTGAAGGAAAGTCTGTAAATCCTTTTAACGGACTATCTATTGATGGGTTTAATGATTCAATCGAACAATGGAACTCTAATTGCTTGAGGTGTTTTACACCTCAAATGATATGGAAAATTCGAGAGGAGTTCAAGGAACAATTTAGTAATGTTGGAATTAAAGAGATCACGTCTACTGATTTATCCAATCCAATTCAGTTTTTAGATTTTGTTCACAAGCTAGTGAATGCTACTAAACAATTTACTGACTGTGATAAAGGTAATCTGATTAGATTCTTTCCCGATTGTAGTGTAGAACAACCAACAAAGGATGACAAGAAAATGATTATTGCAACTGGCAAATTCGACGAAGTTATCATGAAAGCTCTAGGTGAGACTGCTATCACTAGAGACAGAATTGATTATGAAGTTGAAAGAACGAAGGAAGAAATGACGAGTTATATAAAGGTATTAAAGAAGAACCTTGCAAATAGCTCAAGTAAACCTACTTCAACTAGAAATATGTCTATGCAAGACAAGTTATCTAGAACGGCTGATGCTATTGACAGTACCAAGCAAGAGATCCACGATATCGAACAACAGATCTTGATTGACGATTTCCCAATCATGTTGGAAACTTCTCTTGGAACAGTTACGCTAAGTCATGGATGGAGAAATCTATGGCTTGCTAATAAGCAAAAAGACGAGTTTGGAGATAAGCAGTTAGCTTTGGCTACTTGTGGTGTCAAAGGACTACATTTTCAAGGCGATGATAACAAAATCGTGTTTTGGGCCTCGCGAACATCATATCCTAATGGTATTCACGGAGAAGCATCAACTATTGATACAGTTACTAAAAATGTTGTTGTTGATATTTCACATATGTATGGTCTCAATGATCATACTATTAAATATGTTGTTATTGATGATCCTGACAAGATCCTTGGAATTGATACTCTCCTACAAGGTATAGCCAGAGCTTGTAGAAGTAAGGATAAAAATCCTATTGCAGTTGCAGATATTGACGAGCATACTCTTGGGTTATTCAAGTACAATGGTTCCTCTTCGTTGCAAAAACTAGATTCTTATCGACAAGAAGAAAAGTTTATTCCAGTAAAGGAACTGTTTTGTGTTTTGAATGCAAGAAAGCAAGCACTTGCGGAAGAGGTTAGACTTGTAAGAGATGTTGCAAAGAGAGCAAAGGAAGAACAAGAAGCTAAAATTGAAGCAATCGCAAAAGCAAAAGCAGCTAAAGAACTTGCTGTTAACCAGGCTAAGATTGCTTCAGCAAGAGCAGACAAAGATGCAGGATGGTCTACAGCACATGCAAAATCTGCTGGAGCAGCACCAAGAGAACAAGACAGAAAAACTAAAAATCCACCGCAATGCAGATTTGGTAATAGGTGTAACAATCACAAGTGTACATTTTCTCATGATGCAGTTGTACCAAGACCTTCTCAACCATGCCATTTCTTTTTTACTAGGAATGGGTGTAACAATGGAGGTCGGTGTACATTTACTCATAGTGCAATTGCACCTAATGGAAGTGTTACAACTCAACTATGTTTAAGTTATCAAAAAGGGACTTGCAAAGATTCTAACTGCACAAGGTATCACAAGGATAGATAGATTTTCTACCACATTCATTTAATATTCATTTAATATATATTTACATTATATATTTTTATATAAATAAATATATAGAATTTTTAGGTGGGATTTAAACCTTAATTTCCTAAAGATCAATAATCTCTCTAATGAAGAAAATATATAGATTTTTTTAAATATTTAAGTTGTTTAAAAAATATCTAATCATTCTTATATATATATGGAGGACATTCCAGAAGAAGTTTACAGAGTAAAATACTTGAAATATAAAAAAAAATATTTAGAATTATCCCAGTCAGCAGGATCTAATATTGCTCTAGGTACTAAACAAGAACAAATTGATGCTAAAAAATCAGAATTAAAAGAACAATATACTACTGAATTAGTAGCATCTCAAGAAAAAATGGGTGACTTGTACAGTGGTGCAAGCGAAGACCAGCAATTAAAAATTAGAGAAGTATTGTCTAATTTATTTGGTTCTGAAGGTTTAGAAGGAATTAATGAAATACAAGGACAGTTTGTACAAGCTATAGATGCTATTGTTTCTGAAAGAACTGACTTGGTTAGAGTATTGTCAAATGTATTATATGAAGATCCAGATACTGGATTAAAATCAAAATTAGATGACAACATTTTAAAAAATGCAGTAACGGAAGTATTCACTATTGATAAAATTTCTACTAAAATTATAAATGCTTACATTAAAGACTTTTCTGATAAATTATGGAAAGAGTATAAACACAAAAAAGGCATGAGTCCTGAAGAAGAAAAAATATTCTCAAATGGTGATAATCAATCTCTTAGAAAAATCAATAAACAAAATATATTAGATGCTGAATGCGAAGATCTTGGTCTTCACAAAGGTCCAGCTGCCTGTAGAGATGAAAATCCAAATACTATGGGAGAAGAAACTCAACCAGGTAGAGGTTTTAGAGAAACCCAATTTAAAAATGATTTCAATTCTATCGATGCTGAGTTAGACGAGAATAAAAAATTAATACAAGGAATTCAAAATAGAGTTGTTGCTGCTCAAAATAAATACAATGTATCAAAAAATGCTCTTGCTGAAGCACACAAAGAATGGTTAGGGTTACTTAATAAAGAAGCAAAAGATCTGAAAGCTGATCACGCATCAGATGATACTTTAAATGCATGGACTAAAAATAAACCAGCTGTCGAAGAATTCTTAAATAGTAAATCTTGTAAACAACAATCAATTCAAGTCAAGGGTGAATGTAATTACAAAAACATTATCAATACATTGAAAGAAAGACATACAAACATAACTTACGATGAAAATACTGATAGTTTCCAAAAGAGTGTTGGAAAAGGAAATATTAAACTAAAGTAAAAAGATTTAATTCAAAAGAAACTTTAAATTTATAAAATGATTTACAATGTAAATCATTTTCTAACTTTTTATATATAAATGAAATTTTTTACTGAATGTTTAATTTCAGCAGCTTTTTTTGGAAGCAGTGTAGTTATGATGACAACTAATAATGATATTAAAGATGAATTATATAATTCAATGTCAGAAGAAGCAAGATTACAATATAGAAAAATTACAAAAGAAAGAGTTCAAATCTATATTAAATCAACTATATTAGCAATTGCTACAGCAGTTCTAATTAACACATTTTTTTTATCAAAAGAAAATACTTGTATTAATAATACATGTATATCAACATCAATTTACTTCTTTGTACAATACATGGTATATTCTCTTCATCCTAAAAGTGATTGGGTTTTAAATCATCTTGAAAATAAAGAACAGACTAGCTTATGGTTAAAGAAATATAAGTACATGAAAAATAAATGGCATGTTGGAATATTGTTAGGAGTTGTTGGATATTTTGTTGGTATGTATTTTATTTCACAAAGAGTAGATCAAGATTATTTTGATTACTTTAATTTAAATCCTTACCCAGAAGGAGTACCTGCTGATATGATTCAAAATGCATGATAATCTTAACAATCAAAAGTTAGTCAATAAAATGGTTTAAATAAATAATTAATTATATCATAAAAAGATCTAAAAACAAAAAGATTATATAATTTATAAATAAAAAAAAATATAAAAAAATTTGATATATAAAAAAATTGATATATATTTATATTGATTGCTATCTCTAATATATTATAACAATCTTGTTAGCAATAAAAAGCTTCCTAATATTAAATTATTTTGTGAAGAATTCGCTCATTTAGCTCAGTTGGTTAGAGCGTCGGTCTTATGAGCCGAAGGTCAGCGGTTCGAACCCGCTATTGAGCAAAAAACAAACAACAATATTCTCCCTATTTTTAAAGTATTTTAAAGTTAAATAGAGGAAAAAAAGGCTGGATGCCCGAGTGGTCTAAGGGGGCAGACTTAAGATCTGCTGTATACGTACGCGTGGGTTCGAACCCCACTTCAGTCAAAAACGAATCGTAATGGTTCAAAAACGAATCATATGATTCACCCGGTTCTATAGCTCAGTTGGTTAGAGCACACGACTGTTAATCGTGGGGTCGGAGGTTCGAGCCCTCCTAGAATCGCAAAGCTTCCATGGCGCAATTGGATAGCGCGTGAGACTTCTAAAAAAATCGAAGTTATCTCAAGGTTGAGGGTTCGAGTCCCTCTGGAAGTGAACAAGTAACACTATATTGGAAAATTAATAAAATAATTAGAAAATATAATCATCTCCCAAACATTGTTTGAGGAAAAAAAGGCTGGATGCCCGAGTGGTCTAAGGGGGCAGACTTAAGATCTGCTGTATACGTACGCGTGGGTTCGAACCCCACTTCAGTCAATCATTATTTTAGTAGTTAATATCAACTAATAAATCAAAGCATTTGTTGTTTCGATTTAATAGTTATCAATATTATGCATTTCATATTTCTTTATCCATTTTCTAATTGTATTATCAACTAATAGATTCAACTTAATTGAATCTATTTGTTGTTTCGATTTAATAGTTATCATTACTTTGTATTATGTATTTCATATTTCTTTATCCATTTTCTAATTGTATTATCAGATACATTATAAATTCTTCCTGTACCGGTATATCCATGTTTTGTAACTTGTTCTTTTAATTTTTTTAAAGATGGTCTTCCTTTTTTAGCATCGTCAAATCTAATTTTACTTAAACATTTTTGACATCTTGTTGCTTGTTTTGATATGGATGTACCACAATCTATACATTCTGAATTATCTTCTTTAGGTTGTTCATCTTCACTTTCACTTAATTCTTCTATTACTTTATCATCTTCAATTTCATCTTCAATTTCATCATCACTTGATTCATCATAAATAGTATCATTATCTGATTCTATTTCTTGAACCGGTTTACTATCTTCAATCAATTCAGATTTATTAACACCAAAATATTTATACAAAATACTATCCAAATAAGTTACTTTACCATGAATCATAAGTTCATAAATCAAATTTATTTCTTTTTCTTTAATATCTAATTCTTTTAATTTTAATTGAATATTTAACTTTGTTATTTCATCAGATATATTTTCTTCTTTATTTTCATTAATATATTCATCAATCTTTGCAATTACATGAACAATAGTGATATCATCAGAAGTTTGAAAACACTCTGTCTTTTTTTGATATTCAATCTTAATATTCCATTGAGTTAATAAGTTTCCAATCATATTTTCTACAGTTTCTCTTTCTTTTACTTCCCATATTTTTAATGCAATATTATAATCTAAATCTTTCTTATGTCTATTCATTCTTTCCTTTATTTTTCTTGTAATTCCATATTTATAAATATTATCTTTTATATGTATTAAATATAAACAACTTTTATTAATAAATTTATTAAGATCAGGAAGCTCCATAACATCTGTTTTTTGTATTTCATATTTACCATTTTTTCTAATTGATGGCAAAACTTCTGAAGTTACCCATCTTTTAAATATCTTTGCCTTTTCTAATTTACTAGATAATATCAGGCTATATAATCCAGATTCATTTATAAATATACTTGAATCTTTGAAATTAAACTTCGAACTCACAATTTCATTTTTACCTTTCATACCCGTTAAATTTACGGATGTATTACTTTTCATAGGTAACGTTTTGTTACCCATATTATCATTTTTACCTTTCATAGGTAGAATTTTGCTACCCATATTATCATTTTTACCTTTCATACCTGACGAAATAGCAGGTATCAATTCCTTGAAAGATAACTTATCATAATCATCAACATGTTCTCTTATAGATTGATCTTTATCTTTATAACCGAGAATACTTGCGATATCTTTCCCTTTGAACCAAATACTATCGTTATCACCTTTAAAATAATAAAAACTGGTACCTTCAAATGTCAATTTATTATCCATTAAAGCTACTTGATTGCTAGTACCAACAGGTTTATCAATATCTTGTCCATCTTGAATCATCTTAAGAGCTTCTTTACATTTCTTACTTTTGCTTTTTGACAAAAGTTCAAGGAATTTAATTTGGGTCACAAAATAATGTGAATTAATTCTTTGTTTGTCTTGAATTTTGTTGATATAAGTTGCTGGACTTTTTGATTCAACAATTTTCTTGACTATATCTTCCAAGTTAAACAAATGATCCTGTTTGCGAATTTCATATTTTTTTATAATCTTATCCATTTCTCTAATATAAAATACTAAATTCCCTTTAAGCTAATATTAACTTAAGATCTGTTGTATACGTACGCGTTTTTTAGAAAACCATTTCGAACAATCATTGTTTTAATAGTTAATATCAACTAATAAATCAAAGCATTAGTTGCTTCGATTTAATAGTTATGAAATGAAAAAGACTTGGAAATTAAGAATAATAACTATCAATTGAATCAAATATTTGGTTCAGTTTATTTTATTTAATTATTCGTCTTTTGGTTCAGTTTATAGTTTATTTTATTTAATTATTCGTCTTTTGCTTCAGAATTATCAGATAAAGATGTTTCTAACGAGATAAACTTTTCACCATCAATTACTCCAAATATTCTGTAAATTATAAAAACAATTAGTGTTATTTCAATAGCCAATTGAAAATCTTGTTCACCACCTCCTTGATAAACTAAAATTATTACAAGAAACCATGAAAATGGTTTAAAATTTTCTGCAAATTTTTTTAAAGATTTTGGTGGATCAGGCATTAGTCCAAATGCACCAATAGCAGTACAAAAATTTAAAATTACAGTTTTATTCGCATAAGAATCATCTAATCTAATTAAATCTAGAATTGCTGACATTGTATATTAAAAAATTAGATATTTTTTTTAATATATTTATTTTAATTATTTTTTTTGAATTCCATAATATGGTTTTTTTAAGTGTTCTATCTGTTGGTTTTTATGTTCTTTTTTTATATCCATTATATAGATTTAAATGTTATCTTCAATTAATGATGTGTCAGTAAGTAAGAATGCTGTACTTTTTTTAGAATAATAAGTCTTTAATTTTTCTTTATTATTTATAGTAAATAGATTAATAGGACTTTTACTAAATAAATCAAATAACTCTGGATTTTTATCATAATTTTGATAACTTAATGAAGTATATGTAAACCATTGAGGATACAAAAGTTGTTTCCAATTATTAATCCAATATGAGGTATTTATATTTGTTAAAAATGATATCTTTAATAAATTTTTATATGATATAGATTCAACAAAAAAATCAATATCATTATATTTGTTTCTATAATCTTTGAATTTTTTTTTGCATTCATATACATTACTATCTGATAAATTCTTAAGATCAAGCCAAAATACAAAGTTTTTTGGTATATTAATTTTAAACATATCTTCTAAAGATAACAATAGTCTTGGATTTTTATACGAGTCATGAGAAACTACGAAATCGTCAATAGTTTTATCATAAAATATATCTATTTCAACACCCATAAAATTTTTATTAATTGCTATTTCAATACTTTTAATAGTGTTTTCTTCTTTTTTGGTAACACTAAATCCTCTATGAGCTAAAATGTGTTTTTTATTTACTGATCTCTTTATCAAATTATTAAATAAAAAATAAATAGCAATAATTATTAATAAAATATAAATAATATATATATAGTTCATATATAAATACTTGTGATTTTTTAGATTGAAAATATTGAAATAAAATTATTTAGTACAATTTTATTACATTTATATGGAAATTATATGCGATCAACCACAAACAAAAATTATAAATAGTGAATTCTGGTGCACAGATAAATATAAGACTGTTGATATTAAAACTACTACAGTTGATAAAAATACTATTAATAAAAAAAAAGTTACTAAAGAAAAAAAGGTTACTAAAGAAAAAAAGAATAATTAGAATTTATATTTAATAGACAAATAAAAGTGATCAGACGGTTCAACTTTATTTGGTAAATAATCAGTACCATAACTTTTTTTTATATTTTCTAGTGTTCTAACTTTACTACTTTCTACTGGAATTAAATTAGATGATGACCATATATAATCTATAGTTTCAGTGAATATTGGAGTTGATTTATTAGAAGCATGAGTAGTTATATTAATTTCATCATTATATAATAATTTAAAAGAACTTGTTAATTTATTTTTAATTTTTAATTCCTTTTGATTACTTAATTTACCTTTTCCATTATTTAATAAATTATATACAGATGAATCAGGCATAGAATTAAAATCACCACATAATATTACTCTCTTATATTTTTCTAAATTTTTAGCTAATAAATAAGTTTGTAATATTTTAATATCATCATACTTTGGATTTGCAACTAAATGAGTTGTACATAAAGTAACTTCTTTGAAATATTTTGATTTTATTCTTAACAATATATATGAATGTTTAAAATCATTCAAAGATTCAACTAAATTTTTATCTTTTATTGAATCTATAAAGTTGATTTTATTTATGTAATTTGTTTCTGCTGAAATAATTTCAAATTTGATTGGATAAAAAATAGCTAACCCATTAAAACTAATACAGTTATAATTAAATTTTTGAAACCAAACATACAGATAACTAAGTTGAGTTGGTCCAATTTCTTGTATACAAAAAATTGTTTTGTTGTAATCTGTTAATAATTTTTTAATTTTTTTTGTTAGTAATTTAATTCTAAATTCATTATCAAGATATTTCTTATTAACTAATACATATTCATGACTATTTAAGTAATCTGCCAAAATATTATATGTTACTATTTTTATTTCATTCATTATTAATAATATCTATATAATAAATTAATTAGAAATATATTCTAATACTAATTTTAAATATTCATTTAATTGCTCTTCATCATCATATACAGCATCCATTAAAAATATAGGTATAACTTCATTACCATCCAATTCTTTTATTCTTTTTTGAAGTTTTTTACTACTATAACAAAACATACTATAATTACTATCACCTAATCCACATATTGAAACATTTAAATTAGAATATAAAGTTTTATCAAGTTTTCTATTCTTAATATTTTTCCAGAATTTTTGTGTATCATCAGGAAAATCACCATTTCCAGTGGTAGAACATAACATAATAACAAAATCATAATTATTTAGTAAGGTAATATCATTTACATTGTTAAAGGACATGATATAATAATTATGTTTATTATTATTTAACAAATTATGATATATTTCTTCTGCCATACATTTTGCATTACCAGTTTGAGTTCCATATAGAATTAATATATTCATTACTACAATTAGAATAGAAATTTTTAATTTTATAAAATATTTTATAAAATTAAGTTTTGATTATCTAAAGATTAAACATGTTGAATCAATTTATAAACCATTATGTCTTAACAAAGCATCTACTTGAGGTTCTCTACCTCTGAATGATTTAAACACATCAGATGGTGGTGTTCCTCCACCAAGAGATAATACAGTATTTCTAAATTTCATTCCTAACTCATTCATTTTTGTTTTATCATTCATATCAGATTCTTCAAATAATCCAAAAGCATCCGAAGACATTATTTCAGCCCATTTATAACTATAATATCCTGCACTATATCCACCAGCAAAAATATGACTGAATGAACATAAAAATCTATCTTCTTCAATTCTTGGAGAGACCAAATATCTATCTGCAAATTCTTTTTGAACATTAAGAATATCTTCCTCACTTTTCATTTCATGACTATATAAATGAAGATCCATCATTGAGAAATATATTTGTCTTAACATTGCTAATCCACTATTAAAATTTTTATTATCAAGAATTTTATTAAATAGATCATCTGGAATATCTTCATTAGTTATATAATGTTTAGCAAATGATTTTAATGTTGGTTTGTGATAACACCAATTTTCCATAAATTGAGATGGCAATTCAACCGCATCCCATTCAATATTACTAATACCAGAAGCAGCTGATTCATCAATAGTAGTTAACATATGTTGTAAGCCATGTCCAAATTCATGAAATAAAGTTACAACTTCATCAAACGTCATTAAAGAAGGTTTACAAACATCTCCATCATTAATTGGTGGACTTCCATTACATACCAAATATGCAACTGGTTTTGTACCCATTAATTTTGATTTGTCAACACAATTGTTCATCCAAGCTCCACCATTCTTTTCACCAGGTCTACTATATGGATCTAGATAAAAAGATGCGATTTCTTCATCACTACCTTTATTGTAAATTCTAAAATATTTAACATCTTTATCCCATACATCGACCTCTCCTTTAGATTCTTTAATAACAATATCAAATAAATTATTAGCTACTCCGAATAATCCTTCTAACACATTATCTAATGAAAAGTAAGGTTTTAAGTCCTCTTCTTTTAATCCTAATTTTTCTTCTTTAATTTTTTCACAATAATATGAAATATCCCATGGATTAAGAACAGCATTATCTGATTTTTCTTTAAATATTTGATAATTTTTTATCTCATTAATTTCATCAATAGCTCTATCTCTAGATTTTTTTGATAAATCATTTAACAAGTTCTCAATTTCTTTTTGACTACCGGCCATCTTCTTTTCTAATGATATCTGTACATAATTATCAAAACCAAGTAATTCAGAAATTTCTTTTTTTAACTCTAAGATTTCCTTTATAATAGGCAAGTTATTTTTATCACCAAAAGAAGCTTTGGATGAATAAGCTCTATATATTTGCTCTCTTAAATCACTGTTAGGATAACTTTTCATAAATGGAATAAACGATGGAGCATCAAGTGTTACCATCCATGGTCCATTTTCTGGAGATGATTCAGGATATTTATTTTTTGCTTTTTGTGAATATAATTCAAGAGCAAACATTGGCATTTCTTTCATATGGATATTATCAGAATTTACTATCAATTCATAATCTGCAATATAGTCTAAATTATTGTTACTAAATTTTGTACTTAATTCACTTAATCTTATTTTTATCTCATTAAACCTTTCTTTTTTATCTCCCATTAAATCAATACCACTTAAATACATTGATTTAAATGAAGAATCAACAATTCTTTGTTTGACAGGGCTTAATTCTCCTGATGTAGATAATTTTTTTAAAGCATTAAATAGAGGTAAAGACTGAGACACATAACTCCCTTCTTTAATAATTTCAGGAATACATTTATCATATACTTCTCTAATTTCATCATTATTTTTAACAGATTTTAAGTGCGAAAGAACAGACCATGCAAAATCTAATGGTCGATCTATTTTTTCAGTTTCATGAATTGCTAAACTAAATAATTCATTAGTATCTAAAGATTCAAC